ACATGAAAGTCGCGCGTATCTCTAAGAATCTAAAGGCGGCAAGTTCGCCGGAGCTGGCCGTAATCTTGGACGAGCCTAGCAATAGCGCTGTCATTGGGGAGAGCGCGTAACTCTTTGGCCGCTTTGGTTTGGAGTTCGGCCGAATAGTCGACCAGCGGGGGACACTTGCTGGTCGACTGACACCCACTAAAACTTGCCAGCATCAAGATCAGCGGCAGTTTCGTCAACAGTCTTTGGCGCTGCGACCTGACCCTTTCAATCATTCGGCTTGCTGCCGCCGGTCACGTTCCAGTCTTTAGCCGCGACGAGGCCCAGCGCGACGAGCGCGTTCTGGAGATCCGTCCAGTTCACGTCTTTGGTCTGCCAAGCGTGGAACAGCACGGACAACAGCGTCAGAATGCCGGGAATCGTGGTCATCCAGTTAACTAACATTTTAGCCTCTTTTAGTTACACGGCCGCGATGTGCTATCGCGCGCGATACATTCGTAATACTTAAGGTCAGCGCAGCCATTTAACGCGAGCACAAGTCCCGCACAACAGCATAAACGTCGTTTATTCGGTTTGACCAACCACGACCAAAGGTAGCCCATGTAGACAATCCTTTCAGGAAGCCCAGTCGTTTATCCGTGACCTTATTGCCAAGATAAGACTTGGCGGCAAGGATCGTCTTTGGGCCGATTATGCCGTCCTGTGGCACGCCAACGATGGACTGGAGATACTTAGCCGCGCGGCTGACGCCGCTGTTGACCGCGAAATCGAACACGGCAAAGTCCAGCCCGTCTGGTAAATCGTCGCCCCGGATCTTGTCCCAATACTCTTGTTTGTAAATCGCCGCGACTTCTGAGTCAGCGATCTGGAATACGTCCTTTTGGCTAAGCCCGTGCTTGGCCCGCCACGCATTGTAGGTATTCTGTGTGACGCCGTAGGCCGTGCGTCCGCCAGGGTCACGCGGATCGTCGACTTTGCCGCCCTCGTAGCGCAGCGTCGCCTTCAGCGCAGCGTCGTAGTTCTCTTTCATCTTTGGCTCACTAAGTCACGAATACGGTCTAGTCTTTCAAAGACTTGATTCAACACCTGATTAAAGTCTTCGCGGGTCACATAGCGCCCGGCGACTAGCACTTCAATCTGGCCGACCTTCTCCGCCAGTTCCTTGTCGGCCTGCTGAAGATCCTTCACGGCCGCCCAGACGGTGTTGAGCGTCCAGCCGCCCAGCACGCCGATCACGCCAATGGCCACATCAAAAAGAACTTGATATTCGACCATCATTGCCTCGTAAATCGTGCATAGGGATCAACCATAGCATTCTGGCCTTGGTATGCTAGACCTTGCGCGCCGGCGGCGGCTAGTGAAGGAAGATTAGCATAGTTAATTGGCGGCCGCGCGACGTTTCCGAGAACATTTGACTGAAGCTGCTGTGACGCTCTCATGGCGTTAGCCGCCTGCCGATTTTTAGCTAAAAGCCCCGCGCTCGCTGCGCCTACAGCGCCTAACGCGCCGTATTTAGCGTAATCATCCAACAAAAAACGCTCGCGGTATTCGTCGGGCATAAAGCCAACCGCGAACGGCGCGGCCGTAAGCCCGGCCTCAGCTAAACCGGCTTTGGTGAAGTTGGGTGCAAACGCGGCCATGAAATTAATCGCACTCGACGACGAACGGCCGGAAGCCAGATCGCCAATCAATTTTTGCTGCTCGGGAGTAAACGACTTAAACTTCTTTGACTCTTTAAGATCCGTGAACGCACTCTTTACGCCCGTCGCAAAGTTACGCGCTTCTTTAGCCGTCGTCATGGCCTTCTGGACATCGGCGTTTCTAAACAACGTCGCGTCAGCTTCTATGGATTTGGAAAGTTTCGATGTGCCCTTAGCCGCCGCCAACTCGCCGCCCGGCACCGCATTCATCGGTTCGTTACGGAACAGGTCAATACGGTCTACGACATCGTGCGCCATAGCCCGCTCAAAATCCGTGGCGCTGGGGTTCTGGAAGATAGCGCCGGCGTCTTTACGCAGGCCGTGTATGTCCGCCATCGTAACGTCTTTACCCTTGTTAGACGCCAAATCGGACATAACGTCGTTGATGTTCCTAAACCGCGCTTTCTTGTCTGGGGCCCACTGGTATTGGTTCGCAAAATCCTGCTCTATGCCGCTGACAAAATTGTCATAGGCAGAAGCGTCATATTTAGCGCCGGACGAATAGGCTTCGGCGCGCAAGTTGCGCGCCTTTTGGCCAAGATCCTTAGCGCCCTGTTCGATGTTTTGCGCCAGCGTCGGGGCTGCGCGGGTCACGCCGCGCTCGATAGCGCCCATTGCACGGCCGCCAAGACCGCCGCCCAGCACGCCGAGGCCAAACTGAAAGTAGGGGTTTTCGCCGCCAGCGACTTCTTTGTAGTATTCAGGAGCCGCGCCGCCGACAGCGCCAGCCGCCGTTTGCGCGGCAGGCCCAGCCGCCATACCTTCAGCGATACGAGCGCCGCGTGTCTCTGGCGCAAGATAGCGCAACAACGCGTTAGCGCCGCGAGCCTGGGTTAGACCGCCGAGAGCGCCGCCGACCAGTCCAGCCTCGACCTTTTCGGCCGGCGTCTGCGGACGATACGACGGCGTGAACTGCTCTTGGAACATCTCAACCGGCGTTCTGACAGGCTGTTTGCCGAACGATGGCGCGGCGATGTTGTAAAGCGACGTGCCAAGTTCGGCTGCGCCAAGCGCTGTAGCGCCCAACGCCGCCGCCGGCAGAGCCCCCACGCCAAGTGCAGCGCCTGCTAAACCGCCAAGCCCCGCCGCCGCAGCAGTCGGCAACGCCTCACCGACAGCCACTTCGGCTGCGCGGCCAAGCGTCAAACCTTCCGGCTTGCCATATTTTGCGTAAGGATTTTCCGAGGACTTGCCGTATTTAGCGTATGGGTTTTCCATTTAGCGCCCCAAGATCTTCGCCGCCAAGCCCGGCACACCAAAATGCTCGTCAAACATTGCGGCCGTGCCCGGATTAGCCCGCAACTCTTCAATCGCTGCCGGAGGAATACCGGCCGCTTCCGGTGGAGCCGCCTTGGCCGCTTCAATCTGACGACGGCTTTCGGACTTAGCCGACGACCCGGAAATGTCGACGTTGGTGCCAAACGTTTTGTTAAGATTATTCAGCGTGGCGCGAACAGACTCAACAGTCGCTTTAGGATCACCAAGCGCCTTGATGGCGTTCTTAACGTCGAAGTTAGAGTTGAGTTCCTGCGCAGTTTTGCCCGTGGCGCGGGCCAGAACTGACACGAGATTTTGCCGAATGCTATCAACCGTATCACGGGTCGACTGGATCGGAGAACCCGTGAAGCGACCATACGCCTGGCCAAGCCAAGACGAGCCAGCGGAGATTTCCGCGTTTTTAGCGGCCGTATTCTTTACGCTAGGTGCTCCGCCTTGTTCGGCGAGGTATTCCATTTCATTGGCAAAGTTCGTCAGCATATTCTCTAGCTCAACTTTGCTTTTATATTTATTCGACTGGCCAAGCGGCGCGCTGGCGATGAACTGCTGTTGCCGAGTAATGGTGTCCTCGGGTTGCGTTTGCGGCGCTGCTTGCGGACGCTGTTGAGTAAGTCCGGCAGAAATATCAACGGGCGGCGTTGCAGTTGGTTGCGCGGCAAGAGCATTGGCCGGCGCGATAGAAGGCGCGAGCGCATTAACAGGTTCAGCCGGCAGCGCGCGAAGCGCCGGACGTTCGCCCGTCAAAGGCACAGTTTTAGCGGTTTGATAAGGCCCAACAGCCCCCGACATGACTTTGTTGACATAATCGCCAACGCCCATGTTTACATCGCGAGCGCCGGCCTTTGTGGCCTGAGCAAGCGGACGACCAGAAAACCAGACAGACACAGCATCTTCTAACGAACCGTATTTAGCGATGTTGCGCTTGAACTGATCTTCAAAAACGGCTTCCTGCGCGTCTTTGTCGGCCAAAAATTCTTGCGGCGTTAGGCTGCGACCAAGCGCCTGCTTGGTCCAAGACGGAATATTTGCGCCCATGACCTGATATTTGCCGTAAGCATGGTCGACGCCACTTTTGCGCTTAACCTCGGGGCCAATAGCGCCGTAATTGCCGCCACTCTCAACTCTGGAAACGCCGATCTTCGCTTGATTGACAAGGTTCAACGGTTCAGCGGCAGGAGGCGTTAAAGCCGCCGGCGCAACAGCCGGTGCTTCAAACGCGCCCGCTTGGCCACGCGCTGTTGGAGCTCCAGTAGTCGCCATAGCCTTATATTGGTCTGGCGTTAAGATTTTTGTGCCGTCGGCGTTAGTATAATATTCTATCTGTTGTTTCTCGCCGCGAACAGGCGTCCATTTTTCCTGCGTAGGCGCGAAAGATCCAGGGATAGGAGTCATTCCGGCTTGAGGGTTAAATGTCGGATACGCGCGGCGCTCTTTACCGCCGGGCACATTAGCCTCTACAACTGTCTGCCCATATTGCTGTTCCGCCGACAATAGCGTCCGACGGCGCGTATCGGCGTCCCATTTTTGCTTGGACATAATTTCGTATTCGGACGGAAAAATGTCCTTAAATTCGCCAATCGTTTTAAGATAATTTTCTTGGTCACCTTCGGGGACCATATCTAGCCGAGACAAAGCCAACTTACGGATCTTTTCGTTAAGTTCCTGCAATTTCGCCTTGGCGTTAAGCGCCGATTCCTCTTCCTGCCGTTGCGCCGCACGGCCTTGCAGCTCCATGGTCTGCGCAGCTTTGGCGGCCTGAATCTCTTGCAGTCGCGATGCTTCGCCCTGCGCTAACGCGCCAAGGAAGTTGACATTAGGAACCTGAAATTCGGGAATAGGCGTATATTGAACGGCCATTATTATCTCCGTCCGTAAGCGTAGCCGGCGGCCTGAATGCCTTGGCCGAGCGCCTGCGCCAGAAGGTTCGTCGGGGCCATATAAGAACTGGCGTTATTAGCGCCGATATTAGCATAGCCTTGACCAAGCGCCTGACCAAGGTTCTGAAAATTCTGGGCGATGTTGGTTCCTGTGCCGACGGCGACATTTCCGACGCCTTGCGCCGCACCAAAGCCGGTCTGCTGGCCGCCCTGAAGCAATCCGATCTGATTGGCGCGGTTAGCCATAAATCGGTTATAGGCGTTGCCATATTCCTGACTGGCCAGATCCTGCCCGAACCGCTGCGCCGCTTTCAGCGCCGCGCCGGACTGAAGCCCCGCCTGCGCCGCTGCTGTGCGGTTGATCGCCTGCATTCCCTGCTGCTCGCGGAAAGCATAGCCGGGGTCCATCTGGAGCTGGTTGATCGTCGGCTGCTCCATAATACTGCCGTAGCCTTCGCCGGGGCGCAGACCCATAAGGACGGCCAGTCGATTGGTCGCTTCCTCGCCGAATTGCGAATAGGGCTGATACGCTGCCGTCGCCTGCTGCTGGCCTCGTTCAAGTGCCTGCTGCGCCTGCTGCGCCTGCAACGCCTGCATCATCATAGACATCTGAGTGGCTTGATTCTGCGCCTCTGCGGCCTTACCCCAACCCATCGTCAGATCCTTCCTACCGTGCCGTCAGGGCGGCTCACCATGCCAAGTCGCTCAAGAATACCATACATATAGTCGTGGCCATCGTCCACCCGCGTATAGAACTTGGGGTGCGCGACAATCTGCTTTAAAAGCCCTTTTGTCAGCCATTTACGCCGCCATTCAGGCAGTATGGAACAGTGGACTTCGCCGTCTTTTTCAAACATAGCGCCTATAGGACACCCGTCGCGTTCTATAAGTTTTACATCCCAATCTTTAGCACGTTCAACATGCTCATCAAAAGATATTGAATAATTCCAGTCTGTTGCCGCATACCCGATTAATAAAGCGGATTTACGATCATCGACTAGCCGAGTAGGCATTACGTCACCACGCGACCGCTGGAACGAATATTGATGCTGGTGGCCGCGCTGGCAATGGTTGAGATGAAGCTGCCGCTAGACAAGATATGCCCGACAATCTCTGGAAAAGTATAGCACTCTCCTGGCTGAAGCGTCTTGGTCTTAACGATCAGGTTTGCGTCACCGGCTGAGCCTGCCACAGTCACAAGATTGACGCTGATCGTCGCAGACGCAGCGCTGTAATTGGTCGCGGTGAATTTGTCGATGATGGTCGTGACGCCAGACGACGTATATTGCGTAGTCTGCGAGTTTTCCGCGATCTTAGACGGAATAATATTTGTTGCTGTAACGGTCATGACACACCTTGTAATAGATGATGAATCGGATTCTGATTTATGGCGACCACTTCATTTCGGAACGATTCAGTAGCCGCCGCGCCTTGACGTGCTTCTTTAGCAACTTCAATCTGAAGCATCGGCAGCGCCGCTACAGCGCACATCCATTCGTCAACTTCTTTGCCCGTGTTAGGATTCGTCCCGCGCAAAAGCGTAAACCACGCGCATTTGAGCTGCACGCAATCCTTTTTAATTAAAGGACAAAAGTTTCCGTTCTTAAGCTCCATAATCAGTCTTTCGTTGCGATGATAACGTCTACATATTGAACGGCTAAATTAATAGCCGCCGCCGTAAGACTATGCGTGTGGGGTTGGCCATTACCCGCAGACCCTGTTGCTTGTCCACCGGCTATAGCCAAACCTGAAACGCCTGTACCAGTTGCAATGCCAACTTGAGGCTTATCGTAAGTATGCGTATGCGCTGGGATTTGATCTATAGTAAGCGTGGTGTCGCCCACCGTTCCAGAAATACTTTGAGAACTAAAAGCGGTTGTAAAAGCAACTGATCCACCTGTGCCTGCCGTCCCAGAGACAACGCGAAGCGCTTTATTGTTGTCAGCTACTGATTTTGTCCATCCTGTAGGGGCCGACGATTGAACAAACAGCATTTTTGTGCCCGCGGGCAAGGACGCCCAAGAACCAGAAAAAGTAGTGAAAGTAGCTGACGTAGGTGTCGTAGCGCCTATAATGGTGTTGTCTATAGTGCTGCCAGAAATAACCGCGCCAGAGATAGTGCCATTAACAAGGGAACTGTTAACAATAGTTCCGCCGGATACATAACCGCTACTAGTAATGTTATCAACGACATAGATCTCAACATTGTTACTATCTGTCAATTTAATTTTATATGTTGATGTCGGTAAAAACCAGATGTTACACTCGCCGCGGCCGTCCAAAATTATTGGATTGGCGTTAGCCGATGTGCCAGACGCATCTGTGTAAGTAGCCAGAGGCGTCGTTGTCCCAGCCGCATAAGTGTAAACCATGCCACCTACAAGCGGCTGGCCAGCAGCGTCCAAGAATTGCGCTTTAGGAGCGGGGCCGAGATTAGCCATTAGCGTGTAATTCCTATGTTATCGGTCACGGTCAGAATAACGGACGGAATAGCGGGGACAGGGGCCACAGCCGCAGCCGCTGTTATTTGACAGGCCGTGTCGTCAGTAGACCACATAAGTCGAAAATAGTCACCCGCGTTCATACGAAACACGAAATTCCACGCCGCAACAACGGCAGCGTTATTGCCAGCAAGAGTGACTTTAGTGCCGGTGTTTGCTTGCGTTGTGCCGTTAATATCGGCCCATATCCAGACATTGTCTGCCCCGCCGCCAGCTTTATCCAACTGCGCCGAGAACTGGAAATTATAAATGCCCAATCTATCTACATACACCCGCGACGTAGGGGAGCCTATGTAGACGCCATCAGATAAATCTGTCGTATTAAATGTAACCGCGTAGGCAGTATTTATTACTGCTGCCGTCTGTGTAGTAGTGTCCGAAAACACGCCGTAGCGCGTGTCAGGATTTTGAGGTGTGTAAGCCGGAGCGACGGCAAGCGCGTCGAGCCCATTAAATACGGACATCTGCTGCGAAAGCCATTCCGCGCTGGGCGGCGTTACGCCGAGAGCCTGAAGAGCATTCTCAACAGAGGCTTGCGCCGATGACCAATTTGGGTCGCCCGGCGTCACGTTAAGCGCCTGAAGAGCATTCTCAACAGATGCTTGCGCGGACGACCAGCCCGGTTCATCCGGCGTTACGCCAAGCGCCTGAAGAGCTGAATCGATGAGAGTTTGTTGTGTCGACAGGATAGAATCGGCCGGACCGACCTGCAAATCTGTCAGCGATATGGGGTTGCTGCCTGCGCCGGCCAGATTGAACAGGCTAAAGAAAAACAAATACCATTCGCGCGAGATCAACCCTGTTCTGGGGTCAATAATGGGAACCCGCAGAGCCGGTATCTGAGTAATATTTACTGGGCTAGGCATTCGTATTACTCAGAATAAGTTCCGCGCCCATGATGGCGATTTTGACTGGGTCCGTCCCTGACACTTCATATACCCGGTCGCGGATTTTCAAAGTCATACCCAGCCGTCGCCAAATAGTTCTAAATCCGTAATGGCCTATCTTACCCATAGACTTCCAATGTTCGCTGGACCATGTGTGACCGCCATCATCAGACCAGCGAAGCATGACCTGTGGGTTAGCGCCTACCGTAACGCTAAAATCTAAAAGGATGTTATCGCCCGATTCAGTTGTAATCAGAGGGCCTGATTCAGACGCCAAAAGATCTACGATAATAGTGTCGTAGTCATATCCATCTAACCCGACGCCGGTCTCGCAATCGAGTTGCAGACTGTGTTGAGTCGTGCGCTTAAGATCATTCTGTCCTGTTGGAAGCGCGCGCCACCGACGAAGCCATTTTTGCACATCGCCGTTGTCGTTATACTTATCCATATCAAAGGCGTAGATATTGCCGTTTTGATAATCGCCGACAACTATTTCATTATTAAACGCCATCTGACAGTTACTACGGTGACGCGTAAATTGGTCATATTCCCATCCGGCGCGCTCATGCCATGCGCCGGTCGCCACATCATACACCCACGTTGTGTTAGCGGTCGGGAATATTAGAACATAAAAAGAGTGCCCATCCTGCTGGTATGTATAGCCTATTGCGTCCGATATATCGGAGTATTGCTGGATGTGCCATTCGACGGCGTGCGTGCTTACGCGTTTGCCCGTATAGCCATCCGATCTATAGACAACGCCTTTTCCGCGCGCGTCTGCGCCTAGCCAAAAGAGCCCATTATCCAGCTTTGCGACAGAATATGTCGCGGCGCAACCCAATTCGTTGAATGCGCCCTGAATACGCGCCAGCGGAAAATCCTGTAGCCCGGCGTTATACCAGACCTCGACTGAATTGGTGCCGAAGAGCCAAACTTCGCGGTGATCCACGATAAGAGATACGAGCCCATCCGGGGAGCCTTCAGCGCTGGCAAAATCCAGAGGATCTACCGAAAGACCATCCAACAAGGATGTGACCCAGAATTTCTGGCTATTTGGCTCAGTAAAAACAAAATAGCCATCCAGATAACCGACCGTAACCGCGCCGGGAAAATCGGCGTCTGTTATCTGTGCAAAAGCATCTGTGGTCAGATTGTAGATATAGCTCGGGCCATTGCAGGCGATAAATAGCTGCGTGCCATTATCAACCATGCTGACCGGGCCGGTTCCTGATACAGTCCCCTTGATAGTCGCGTTCCACGATGAATCTATGCGGTATAGTTTATCGCCCGAAACGGCGAAACCATACCCGTTATAAGTCCAGAGCCCGCGTATAGGGCCGCCCCCGGCAGCTAATAAAAATCGCAGCCCCGGCGCACGCATAAGATATGCGGGCTCTTTACCCCCCTCCGGCACAATTTCAGGGTATAGATTCACCATACGACTATTTGCAGCATTAATGCTGCGCGTAACGTATGATGAGCCTAAGATCGGCGTTTTCATTTAATAGCTCGGGTACCATTTAGTAGTGGTGACATCATAAGTCATTATCAGAGCTCGGCTAACCACAGCCGTTGATGCCAGAGCAATATTGCCCGCCGTAGTAGTCGTAAACAATCCTGTAGGGATAAGCGTGATCTGGCCACCACCAAGTGAAATCGGTGATGGCGGTGTGATCGTATCAATAGCAGCAGTTCCGCTTACGAACACGATCTGAGTGGTCGGAGCGATTGTAGCCGCGCTGGCAATGGTCGGCGCTGCCGCGCCAGTAGCCAAAAGACCGTTTGCAACTTGCGCGCCCGAATAAGTTTGGGTTCCCGTAAAGGTCTGCGCCGCATCCGTTCGCGCAATGGACGCGCTAGTAGTTGGGAACGTCATAACGGTCGCGTCAGTGCCCGCCAACGTCAGCGAGTTACTAACCGTAAGCGTTTTAGCGTCAGTGCCTGCCAGTGTCAGCGAGTTATTGACCGTGAGCGTTTTAGCGTCAACGCCTGCCAGCGTCAGCGAACTATTAGCTGTAAGCGTTTTACCGTTAGCAACCGTAAGAGTCGCTGAGGTAGCCGGAGCTGTAATGGCTAATTTATTAATGCTAGTGGCCGTAGCTACCCCTAAAACAGGCGTTGTCATAGTCGGTGACGTTAGCGTCGGGGTCGTCAAAGTAGGCGACGTAGCAAAGACATTAGCCCCGGTGCCCGTCTCATCGGTAAGCGCAGCGGCTAAATTAGCGGACGTAGGCGTCTGCAAGAAAGTGGCAACGTTTGTGCCTAGAGACGTAAGCCCTGTGCCACCCCGACTGGCAGGAAGCGTGCCAAAGGTGCCAGCGTCGATAGGTAGACCAGTGCAGTTAGTCAGCGTTCCTGCCGATGGCGTCCCAAGATTAGGGTTCGTCAACGTTACGCCGGTAAGAAACGTGGTTTTGGTTGCTTGCTGAGTAATGTCCCCCTGAACAACAGGAAGAACGGCTATGTCGGCGACACTGGTGGCGACAGGAAGATCTGCGATCTTAACGGTAGACATTAATAATTCCCCGCATAAATGTTATAGCGTTGACGTGTCCCGACAATGCTATACGGCAGCGCCATAATATCATCCGGGTTGTTGATTCTCTTAAGATTTCGCTTGCTATACATAGCAATGCGTTGCACTTGCGCGGACGGCTCTACGCCAAATTCAGGGGCCATTTCGCAGGCCAAATTATATCTAAACGCACGCAAATATCCTGGCGGAAAAGACAGCGGCGTGGCCAAAGTAGCCGCCGTATCAAGCGGCGTGACTGAGATAAGGTGAAATTCAAGTGCCCTGAGAGGAACTGGATACACCGTCATGGTGATATTCGGAAAAGACATATTTACCCACATGACTTGTGGATAAGTGCTAGTGACGGTCTTGACCGCAATACCATCGTATTGCTGCTGATTAATCAGCTTGATACCGTAAGACACATTGGTCTGCGGATCACGGAAGTATGTGGCGTCATCGACCAGAATAGGGCGACCGCCTTTAATAGTTGCTAAGATCTCAAACGAACTTTGCGTCGTAAGCGGCACCGATTCTTGCGTCGACAAGAGCGCGTTATTCAGAATAATGTCGCCGGTTGGCCCAATGTCCAGCTCACGCACACCGGACGGCCACGTAAATATCTGATCTTGCGTAGCAAATACGGCTAGACGTTCAGTGTTCCACGAGTCGATCATCTGATTCAGGGCGGTCAACGCGTCCTGAGATGTCTCTGCTGAAGGCGTTTCGCCCTCCGCTAAAACCCCCAAGAGCCTCAATGCCCCGTTGATCTGATCGCCCGCTGTCGTCGTCATTATCCACCTTTGGCCTACGCCCGCGTCTGCGAACAGTATCAGGTTCAGCGTCCGCCGTCACCTCATTAGGATCAAAACGCTCCCATCCATTCTCAATGTCGGCGTTTGCTTCCAGATCCATAGTAGCGACTTTCATCCCGTGGATGGGATGGCGCAAATAAATAACAGCCATTTTTCACCTATGGTAAGGGCCAGGCGGGCCGTGGCCCGCCCGTAGAGATTAACTTACGACGGCAGAAGCGGCAGCGAATACCAGTCCACATCGTCATAAGCAATGAACATAGCCGCCGTCAGGCCAGCCATCGTCAGAGAACCTGTCGTCGCCGTGCCGCCATTGATTTTGTCGCTGGTAGCCGGATAAACGAGCAGATTCTTAGCCGACGTATTGTTCTTAATAATGCAGATACGGCCAGCAGCCGCCGCCGGAAGTTTCACGCCCTTGGCGTCATCGGCAGCGCTAACGAGCGTGAAACCGCCCGCAAGCTGAGCCGCGTTGCCTTGGTTAGCGCCAGCCGCCGCTACAGTTGCCGAAGCAATGTAAAGGTCGCCAGAAGCCGTGACAGACGTGGTGCCGGTAACTGCCGCGCCCGAAAGCGTAGTAGCGCCGGAAAGTGTGCCTCCACTGATCGTCGCGCCCGTGATGGTCGTGCCACTCACGAGTTCGGGATCAGAGAAGGCAACACCGACAGGTTTAGTGTTAGGCATTGCCTTCTCCTAATGTTAGCCGAGACGATACAGAGACCAAGTGCCAGAGCCCGTTTTGCGGGCGCGGAACATCTGAGACGTGCCGGCCGTAGCCACCACGGTCATAAGACCCACCAGCGTCCAACCAGTGTTGGTCGTCAGCGTAATAACGCCGGTGCCGGTGCCATCGACGTTCATAACCGAAAAATCGAAGCTTTCGCCAACAGCCGCAGCGGACGGAATGCCGGCTTCCAGAACCGTAACGGTCGGAAGCTGGTACGCAGCCGCCGTGCCACCCGGCGAACCAAGCAGGATGCCGTTAAGCACCTGCGAAGCAGTCAGCGTAGCCGAAGCCGTTGCCGTGGCAAGAGCTGCCGTGGCAAACATATTCGGCTCATTGAGGTTGCCAGCGCCCAGCTGATAGCCGCCCGTCCCCTGTGAAAGCGGCGGCGTCGGGCCGAACGATTCAAGCGGATAGGAAGCGCCCTGAGTAGTGATAGCCATGATCTAAAACTCCTTAATTCGAGAAAGAAGGGGCCGAAGCCCCCTCTATTAGCCCCAAAGACGAACCGCCATCTGCGGACGAATGACGCTGTAACCATACAGAACGTCAATACGGCAGGGCAGTCGGTCGTTGTTGATGTCATACTGACGGACAACGCGGAGCGAGATACCGTTGTGGACCTGGCGCGAAGCCATGTCGACGCCTTGCGGCATAAGCAAGTCGGCGGTGGCGAACGTGATGGCGTCACGATGATAGATCAGGTTCTGCGGATACTGCGTCGAAGCAGCGCCGAGGAACGTGACAGCCGCAGAAGCGGCCGGCAGAGCGTCGACCGTGGCGAGAGCCTGGCCAGCCGAAGACAGTGACCGAAGCGGTGGTCGACGCCGTAACGTCAGCCAGAGCAACGAACTGATACAGCGAGCCGGTCGACTCACGGGTCTGCGGGTTGACGGCGTAGACGTTGGCGATGGTGAACACGTCGCCAGCCTTGATCGTCGTGGAGCCAAGACCCGTCAGCACAATGCTGGTCGAACCTTCGGCCGTAACCGCAGTGCTGACCGTCACGGTGCCAGCGCGCGAGCCGGTCGTAAACTGCTTGATCGACTGCGACATATTCAGCTCGTCATAGCCGAGAATGCCTTCACCGAACATGCCATTCTTGAACTGCTTGCTGATAGCCGAAACCGGGTTAAACAAGCCCTTCATGCCTTCGATCAGCGCGGCGTTAGCAGCCGGATTGACCGTCGCATAACGCGGCGACATGACAGCGGCGTTTTCGTTGAGCTTCTGCTGCGCCTGCAACAGAACCAGCGAGGTCGCCGGGGTCGTGCCGGGCGTGCCGACCGAGTTGCCAATGTATTTGAACGAGTTCGCAACGTCAGCGTCGATGCTGGCGGCGAGCTGCGAAATACGCGGCTTCAGCACGCGTTCCGCGAAGTCGTCCAACTGCATCGTCAGTTCGGCGGTCGTGAAGTTCACGCCGATGTGCTTCTGCGACGAAACGGTCAGGGTCGTGTACTGTTCGTTGTCGTCCTGCACCTGAAGCGCAGCGCCGTCCGTGACCA